CAAGACTATCAATTAGTGCTTGATGCTGCAAAGCAAAAAGGATTTGATGGATGCAAGATACTAGTTATCGGTGCTCCTGGCAGTGGTAAAACACTGAGTTTGCAAACGTTAAATAAAAAAGGAGGTGCTTCTAATGAGAACACTAACAATTAGGTCTGGCGGAGGTGGAGGAAACTTTACTGATGGCTGGAATCTTGTAGAAATAAGTGCTGCTAAATATGGCGACTGGGAAGGAAGTAAATATATTGATGTTCACTTCAAAGATTTTCCTGAGACTCTTAATATGCGTGTATACGCTAAGAAGGGTAAAGATGGAGAAGAGTTTGCTATTGGCAGATTATTTCGTTTTGCAAATGCTGGGCTAACTGAGTCTTTAGATGGTGATGACGGTACTAAAATCGTTAAGCTTGATGACTCAGCTGATCAGTTAATAGGCAAAAGTCTTCATGTATTCTTACATAAAGACGGAGAGTACTTTAGAGTACTATCTCAGCCAGCTCCAATAGAGTTTACTAATGTAGTTGAAACATTCAAAGAGAATGATGTTAACTACTGGAAAGGCAAAGCTGTAAAATACTATAATGACTACGTTAAAAAGGATGATAGCTCAAGCTCAAGTTCTTTTGTAGATGATAATGTATTTGCAAATATGCCTGATTAATTAACTTTCGGGGATGAGGAGAGGGGTAAGATGTGTCAATCAATACCAATAGAAAGCCCCTCTACTCTATTAAAAAGGAGATAGTATGTCAAATCTAAAAAACTTTCCTGATCAGAAACTACTAAAGAAAAAAGGACCTGAGCGTATTTACATTGATGAATATCACGGCTTAACTTATGCTAAAAGAATTAAGAAAGCTGCTGAAAAAGCATCAAACAACGGTGAATGCTGGTGGGTTTATAAACATATAATGTCTGAACTAGGGAGGAAAAAAGATGATTAAAGAGTTTGCTTTTGGTTTAAGCAGAAGACACTATTTTCAAGAAGCTTCACAAATAGATCAATGGTTAGGATTAGATAGTAATACTTTTATGTCGTTATATGATTATGACGATGATGTAAAAGAATACTTTGCTAAGAAAAACACATTGTCTGGTTACAATGGTAAGATTTATATACCTGATGAATTTATATTAGATATAGATGGAGCTAACGTAGATGTAGCTTATGATAAGTGTCATAAACTAATAAAGTTATTAAAGTCACTTAAAGTACTTTATTATCTGTATTTTAGTGGTACAGGTTTTCATTTGCATATAGGAGGTAAGGCTTTTAGGTCTTCACCTGATGTTAATTTGCACATGAAAGTAAAAAAAGTATTAGCTGATTATAAAATATGGGATTATGCTGACCCTTCGGTAACAGATAAGACTAGAATTATAAGAGTTCCTAATACTAAAAACACTAAATCTAATTTATACAAGGTTTGGATTCAAGAAGATTGGACAGTAGATGAAATTTATCATCATGCTATAACCCCTAAAGATTTGCCAGACGGTGAAATATTTAAGGCACAAACCCCCGTATTTGATTTAAATACAGGCTTTGAAAAGCTTGATAAGAAATCTAAAGAATCAATTGTAGTGTCTCACGGAAGATCAGCAGACCCTATTAATTATCCTTGTATATCATCTATGCTATCTAGAACATCTTTTGGCAAACGTCATATGACTGCGTTAAGAGTTGCATCTTGGTTTAGATGGTTGTATCCAGAAGAAACTGTAAGATTAGTTATGGAAAACTGGAGACAAAAAGTAGATTCTACTGAACATAAATTCACTAAAGCAGAAATGGACAAGATTGTAGATAATTGCTATGATGGACATGGAGGTGCAGGTTATAGATATGGATGTGCAGACCCTATTATGGATGCTCATTGTAAAAATACCTGTAGACTTTATAAAGCAAAGAAATCTCAATCAACTATGGATGCTGATGCTATGGAAGATGAGTTAATAAACTTTCTTCAAAGTACCGTAAGTCCCTGTAATATAGGGCAGTTATACGGACAAGACTTTCCAATATATCCTGGTGAAGTAGTAATTGTACAAGCACCACCAGCTTCAATGAAAACAATGTTATTACAAAATTGGATGATAGATTTGAAGAAACAAACATACTTTATGGAAATGGAGATGTCTCCAAGACAAATATGGTCTAGGTTTGTTATGATGGAAATGGGTTGGTCAGAAGAAGAGCTTAAAAGCCACTACTTAGCAGGTAAAAATGGTATGCAAGAAAGATTTAAATGGTTAACAGTTGATTATTCAGCATGTTATCCTAATGAGTTAGAAAAAAGAATCTTAATGCAAGCCGTTAAACCTGAAGTTGTTATTGTTGATCATATGGGCTTATTAAAGTCTAAGTATGAAGATAATAACAGAAAAGTAGAAGAGGCATCACAAGCTTTAATGGAACTAGCTGTTAAACACAATATAATAGTATTTGCTGTAAGCGAAATATCTAAACAAGCATTTACTAAAGGTTCATTTAGAGTTGCTTATAATGCTAATAAGTTGCTATCTATAAAACCTTATAAAAATGATAAAGGACTTATAGAAATGCTTCATATAACTAGTACTAAAAATAGAGAAAAAGAGCAGCTTGATGTTAAGTTAAAAGTAGATAACGTAAGGATAAATAAAACTTATGAATAAAAGTCACTATGATAAACTGTTCAGAGTATTAGTAGAACAAGTAACTACTACTAGAGATAAAGGTCAAAAAGAATATGCTCATGATACTGCTAATGTATTTGCAAACTTTGAAAGAGTAGCTAAATCATTAGATATATCTAGAGAAAAAGCTTTAATGACATACCTTTTAAAGCACATAGATGGTATAAGTGCACATGTAAAAGGTTACGAATCTCAAAGGGAAGATGTTAGAGGTCGAATAACAGATTCTATAGTATACTTGTTTTTACTTTGGGCAATGGTAGAGGAGAATGTATGTACTACAATACAAACAACGAAACAGGGGAAGTCTTAGAAGAGTCTAATAGAAGAGCAGATTCGCAAGAAAATGTTATTTATAGATTCTTTTTAGATAATCCAACAGAAGAGCTAACGCCTTTTGAACTTAAGGCGCGAATAAGAATGAGATCACCTATTACAAGTATAAGAAGAGCATTAACTGAACTTACTGGTAAGAAAAAGTTAATTAAAACTAATACTATGAAAAAAGGTGATTACGGAAAGAATTGCCACTGCTGGCGTTTAAATCCGTAAACTATTAGGGGAGTGGTAGAAAAAAAGTAATGTCAAGTGCTAAATGTTTTTTGTTTAGAAATTATATGCTGAATTTCTCGTCGGACACTCCCCTATAATTAACCTGGAGATATATGGACGCATATGAAAAATTAGTAAATTATCTGAAGAAAACATATGGAGATTTTAAACATGTTGGAACTGAAGAAAAAGAAAGTATCAAAAAAAGAGTTAAAGAAATTAGAGACAATCATTATAAGAAAAAATAGGTCTTCACATAAAGGACAATATCATGACCCTGTAAGAGGTACAATAGCACCTTTATGGCAAGGTTGGCATAAGATAGATAATAAAGACTATTATATAAAAGCTTGGCCTAATTTAAGTGATTATGGAACTCGTAACTTAGAACTAGAGATATGTGTTGAAGAAGACGCAGATCCTTTTTAGGAGGAATATGGAATATAAAGACGTATTAAAGGATGTAATTAAGTATATACATCATTTAGAAGAAACTATTTTAAATTATGAAAGCAAGTTATCCGATATGGAACTTGAAGACATGATTGAAAAACCAGTTATAGATTTAGGGTTAGAGACCCCTAATAGGTTAATAAACAAACAAACACATGAAGAATGGGCTTATTCCAAAACTGAAGGTGATGATGCAAAAGCAAGACGTGAAGCGTTGGCTAAAGCACAAGCTAGGTCAGTCTTAGAAACAAAAAAGCTTGATTCTTTGGAAAAACAGTTGTAATATTCTTGGTAACATAGCTGGAGAGAAATATGTTTACTAAAGAAATATTACATCGTATTGCATTATTAGTCGTATGGGCTAGACACTCTAAATCAGTGGATAGCGCTGGGGCTACACCTCATGAACTAACACAACACAATATATTGCAGGTAGCTAATGAAATTGATTCTTGGCTAGATAGTAACATGAAAAAGGAAGATAGAAATGAACGTAAGATCTAGTAAAGCTAAAGGTAGAAGATTACAAAATGCTTTAAGAGATATACTTAGAAAAGTGTTTCCCTCATTAGAAGAAGATGATATAAAATCTCAAACTATGGGAATGACAGGAGAAGATATTGTATTATCTCCTGCAGCTAAAAAAGCTATACCTTATTCATTTGAATGCAAGAATGTTGAAAGACTAGACCTATGGGGTTCTCTGGAACAAGCTGAAAGCAATTGTGATGATAGATGTCCTGTATTAGTCTTCACTAGGAATAGAAAAGCAACGTATGCTGTTATTCCATTAGATAAGTTAATACAATTAATCAAGGAGAAATAATGTCTGTAAGAAAATTTGAAGATAAAAGTAATAAACATTTACCTGAACTAGCAAGAAATACTATTAGTATATTAGGTCAAACTATAGGTCATATTAAAAGACATCCACAAGATGCTAATATAATGGCTATACTGACTAATGCTATAACAATGCTAACAAGTATCATAAAGCCTTATACTAAAAATTCAAAAGATACATACGAAGTAGATACATCAATTAAGAACTAACTATCTTGTTATTCCTTTTGGTCTAACTCTATTAGATTTTACTTTTGGGATATTAACTTTACGGGATTTTCTTCCTGTAGTTTCTATCCCAGTAAGATCCCTTGCCCAATCCCAAAACTGCTCTGACTGTTGCTGTGTTTCATAATCAGTATAAAGACCTGTTTCTGTATAAAAAGCTTTAGTTAAGTTCCTATTAAAAAGAGCTGGTAAAGTATGATGAGTAAGTCTTGCTAACTGTATGTTTGCTAATCTCATTATTTTATATGACATGTCTTCAGATTCTAAGTCTTTCATATCCTGTGCATCGTTTTTAAGCATAGGTAAATAAGTATCCATATCAACAGTCCACCAATGAGCCATTTCACCAATTTCTATTATAGTACCTACTGTAGGACCTAAATCAGAAAAAGAACCTGCACCATAAGTTGCTTGTTCTGCTTGTTTTCTACCTTCATCAGTTAACTTGCCTTCTGAATCTCTTTCTGCTGTATAAAAAGCATACTTTGATTTTAACCATTCAACATTATCATTTGAGAATAAGTTAGTAAGACCAAGACCAAACATGCTAGTTAAGCCTGAAACCATTGCATAAGTAGTTCCAAGTCTATATGCTTGTGCTATTCCTTCATTATTCCAACTTATATCTCCTGATTTAAAATCTCTCCAACCTCTTTTCATTATATCATGTTGCATATTAAATAAAGAGAATCTATAATGCTGAAACTGACCAAGTACTTGTCCTGTACCTGATTGAAATATAGGAGATTTAAACATCTTACCATATTCAAAATGAACGTCACTTACTACATTGTAAGCAAGTTTTCCAGCTTCACCATTAATCCATTGACGTCTTTGTTCTGGGGTGGTGTTTGTTTGCCTCATTTCTTGCTCTATCCACCACTGAGGTTGTTTGCTTAAATTTTTGTGAGCTACAGAAAAACCTACTTTAAAACTACCAAATCTGTTTGTATTCTCAACCATAGTATGAAGTACTGAACCTTTTTGAGCTACTGTATTTATAACATCTAAAAGCTTATCACCCATAGATTCATCAACCATTTCTATTGTTTTCTTACCAGTCTTAGGATCAGTAACTTCTTTAAGACCAGGCAATAAAGCTTTACCTTCTATAGAACCTTTAGTACCCTCTAAACCTTGAGAATCATAATAAGCTGTTTGCAACTTCTTTAAAAAGTTTCCATCTCTAGTCCACAAAATACCATGCTTCTTAGCTTCAAGTTTCATGTCTGTTTCTATAGTAGTGTCGGTTAAATAATCAGAAGACTCATTCCTTCTAAAATAACCCATTCTAATTTTTTCTAATAATACCTGACCTTTATTTCTAAGAGCAGACCTAGTATTAAAACCCATTGTACGTATAAACATTAAGCCAGTTAAAGCTCTAGACATTTTATCTCCAAAACCATTATTTGTATGACCTTGTCCTAAAGCAGATTCACTTAATTGATTTACAACTTCTGATGCTTGTTCAACAAATCTATTTACCATATCATCATCAGAGCTTATATCTTTGCCGTTTCTTTTAAAGTTAACCATCATATTAAATACACCTTGTGTAGCTTCTTTTAAACTAACTTGATGATTATAACTTGATACTTCATGTAAATATTTACTTAAAAATAAGAAAGGATTTCTAGAATAATACTCTTGATTTATATCTTGTCTTCCTTTAACTCTATTTAATACGCCTTCTCCGCCTTCCCATAACCTAACCTGATCTCCAAAAGTTTCAAATGCAGTTTTAGTTTGAGTATGGTCCATAGCATAATCATTAAACATTTGTAAGTCTTTAGTTATAGACAATACATAATGAGGCATATATCCTAACTCAGTATTTAATTCATAATGTTTATTACCATCTAAATTAAACTCATATTTTTCTTTACCAGATACAGAATACTTTCTTCCTAAAGGTTGATTACTTTCTTGAAACTCTAATGTATTAATGTAATGGTCTATTCTATCTAAGTATTCAGTTAAACGACGTCTACCACCTTCGTTTCTATCTGTTTGCGAAATAACACGCTTTTCGGTTCTTAAAGCATTCTTTAATACTTTAACTAAATCTTTTCTCATTTCAAACCAATTGTCTTGAATAACCTTTAAAGCTTCTTGTTCTTTACTACCCCAAGGAACTTTATCACCATCAGCATTTGTTCTTTTTAACTCTGATATAGGAGTATTTTCCATTGCATCTCTAACACTTAAATAAAGATCCCCTGCTGCAGTTCTTGAGTTTTCAGAGTTTAATGCACCTAAATACTTTGTTATCTCATTCATTGCTTCATTTTTTTCTGCTGTATTTCTAGCACCTACAATTTTAGTTTCTAATTCTGCAAGTTTATTAATATCAATACCTTTTACTCTGTCACCATTACTGTCCACGTATTCTATTTCTTTAGCTAGTTTACCTATTTTATCTGTAATAATAGATATTCTATTGTTATTAACACGAGTATGTTCTCTATGATAAGCAGATATATTTCTTACACTATTATATAAATCTTTTCCTCCAGGTATTCTTTTTAAATTTGCTTCTAAAACTCTAAAAGCAGTGCCAGCAGTACCAAAACCATCCTCAACCCAAGACTCTCTGTCTTGCAACTCCCATTTAAACTTTTTTAAATCAGCATCAGTCATTTCATGCAGGGTTATATCTTTTCTTGTAGCAGATTCAAATATGTCTCTAAACAACTTAATATCTTTATTAACACCTAATCTACCTAAAGTTCTAGATGATTGCAGCATTTGGGCTGCCTGTTCTTTATTTTTTGAAGACTTATTAAACTGTTCTTCACCTAAACTTTCTTCAGTTATTTTAGGCTTACAATCACCTAATGCAAATGATCTTTTTATGTTAAACATTCTTCTCCTTATTCTGCACAGTTAATCTTTCTCTTATTCTTCTTATGTTGATTCAATTCAGCTATAAAAGATACAGGTGTTTGTTCTTCTGAACTACCAAAAACTCTTTTTCTTCTTATTGGTATTCTATCTACAGCGTTAGAGTTTGTATCAAATATATCAGGACTATTCATATCTACTTTTTGTTGCAGTCTATATACTTGAGCAGGTGAAAGTAAAGTTTCTTTATGTATGAAATCGTTTAATATATCTAATGCTCTTTGAGAATCAGCATCAAACCCAGGCATTTTTTGTAAATCTTTATTATTTAACTCTATATAAAGGTTTCTATTCTTATTAGCATTAAAGTCTCCAAAACTATAATCTAATTTAACTTCTAAATGATGATTTTTTACACCAAGCAATGACAAAGTCTGTCTTCCTATTATTTCTTGAGCTAAATTTTTAGCTTCTAGTTTACTCATATTATTGTTTAAAGTAAAAGACTCTTGGCCAATAACATCCATTAAAAGCTGCCAAGTTGTTTTATTCATAGGGTTTTCATACAAATATAAACTATTAATATTTTCACCTTCATTGCTTTTAAAGTAAGACACTTTACTTCTATCAGTATTTGGTCTTATAAGGTCCCATATAATAGCTTTTCTTTGCAATGGAGTAATAATGCTCTCATCGTTTAAATATTTGTTTAAAATAGCTTTTCTATTAACAGAAAGCTCTACACCATCTATCTGTCCTTTTTTATATCTTTGTTTTTCTACTTTCATTTCAGCTTGCAATCTAGCTAACACAGGAACTATAGTCCTTTGATATTCTTTGTCACCCATATAAGTAACATCTTTAGAATTACTATTAGTTTCCATTGGTAAAGAACTAAATGCTTGCATTTTAGCATACATTTTTTTCTGTTGATCAGGATGAACTAAAGCAAACCTTCTAGGGTTAGTAATAGCTACCCAGTCTGATTTAATATCCACGCTATTATAATCACCTTTATTTAAGGTCATGGCTATATTACCATCTTTATCCCAAAATACTATATCTTGAGTAGCTTGAAAAGTTTTAGCCTCTCTACGTCCTAATTTAAAGGTTGCTTTACCAGATTCATAATCACTTTGAGCTCCAAGTTTTAATTCTAAATCAGACTTAATTAATTCTAATTGAGCTACTTTAGTGCTTAACTCTTTAATTTCTTGTTGATCTGCATACTTGTCTCTCTTTAAATAATCATGCTGCTTCTGCAAAGATTGTATTCTGTAAGTTAAGTTAGTAACTTCTATAAAATCAAAGTCGTTTTTAACATGCTCCCATAAAGCAGTAGATATTTTCTGTCTATCAAATACAGCTATACCTTCTGATTCTAATAATATTCCAGCTTCAGCTTTATTCATAATGTTTTGAACATCAGATGTTTTAAGAACAGTATTTTTACCAGCAATACTTTGTCTGTAAAAAGCATTTAAATTTCTCATAGCTATATCATAAGGATTTTGGCTTGAATTTATATTAACACTATTTGACCAACCTCCTAATATATAATCAGATAAAGTTTGCATACCATTTCTTATATTTAAAGCATAATCAGATTTATTTCCTACAGAAAACTGCCAGTTGTTATCATATATATATGGATTGTCTAAGTCTTTTTGTAATGTTTCAAAACCATTAGCTAAGTCTTTTAACTTTAATGATTGTGATTCACCTGCTTGATTTTCAGTCATACCCCTATTAAATCTTAAGTATTTACTAATAGGTTTAACCATCTTTTGATTAATAACACGTTTAATATCTTTAAAAGCTCCATCAATATAAGGAGTTTTTTCATTAGTACGAGTGTTAACAATTTCAAACAACCCTTCATGCTTTCTACCAGAGTCTCCAAATAATATAGTTTCTATTAAAGGTTGTATATTATAACTGTCTGTAGGGTTTTTATAGTTATCAATAAATATTTTAGCCCAGTTTGCAACATTATCTGCTACCATTAAGTACTCAGCATTACCCTTTAATCTTATTTCATAGCCTTGATTATTGTAATCATACCTACCTAAAACAGCATCATTACTAAAAGCATTTTTAAAGTAACTAACAATATTATGAAGTTTAACTATTCTTCCTCTTACAGCAGATGAGTTTTTAACTACTCTTAAATGTTCAGCCATTTCACTACCACTATCAAGCTGCAGATTTAATTCAGCAAAGAATTTTTCAGCAAAAGAATAACTATCATTTCTATTACCATAACCTGCTTTACCTGCTATGTCTTTAATAAAGCTTCCAGGAGCTGATAAATAAGCACTAGACTTATCATAGTCATAATCTGAATCCTGTGTTTCTATTGCATCTACAAAGTTTTGCTCTGACTTGTTACCAGCTTCACGTTCTGTAGTAAAATTGTTCTTTTGAATCTTAAGACCATTTCTTAATTCAGTAACTGACTCTGCTGATATTTTATTAATAACAACATCATTAACTAAGTTTCTAGGCTGCCTATTATTTAATATGCCTAGTTTAATATCTGGAGAGTTTTTAGCTAAATAATCAGCAACATCAAGATTTGTCATACCATTATCAACTCTAGATAAAAGATCAGCATAAACATCATTCATTTCAGCTATAACGGTGTCGTAAATAGTTTTATTATCACCCTTAATAGTGGTACTAGAATTTCCATTTTGATCTTTAACATTAATATCAACAATTCTGTCTGCAAATATTTCATAACCCATACCTACTATAGCCCATTCCTGTTTTCCACCTTTCTTTGCTTTTACAGGAATAATAGTAAAGTCTCCAGTCTTTTCTGTACCATTGATATTAATTTTCATTCGTCTAACAAAGAAACTACCTTCATTAGCTACATTAGAATCACCATTCCTTAAATTAGTATTTGTCCTTCCATTAAAAGAAAACTGCTTATTCATATGATAGTAATCAGGAGTATAGTCACCAATAACAATTTGTCTTCCAACTTTAACAGTTTGACCTGAACCATCTACTATTGTTTCGTATCTTCTAATTGCTAAGTCTTTACTACCAAGGTCCATATGTATAGGAGCTGCCATTGGAGTAATTGAGCTATTTCCTACTTGGTTAGTTGCTATCTTACCACCTTCAAAGAAGTAAGAGAAAAGTTTATCTGCTACTATATCGCCCATCCATTGATCCATTATAAGCCCTTCTTGATGAAGTATTTCCTCAACAGGTATCTTATTAAGCATCATATCACCTTCACCTTCTTTAAAGCCCATAAGTTCTTTAGCTATAGAAGTTAATGCAAACTCACTACTGTTAGCTCTAGTTAACATTTCTTGAAAGGTATTTATTTTAGTGTCTAATCCCATCCAATTATATACAGATTTATTATCTGTCATATGAACTGATATATTAGCACCTGCTTTAGCATTATGTTCTCTAGATATGTTTGTAACATTAAATGTGCTTAAAGGAAGCTCTATAAAATCACCATCTGGAGTTCTTCTAATAACCTTTCCTATATCATCAAACACAGTATTACTAAAAGAATCTGATGCTTTATCACTATTAATGTACCTATCTACCATTTTAGACTGGCTATTAGCTCTATATTTATTAATTTTATTACCACTCTCAAAAGAAATACCATCTATACCTTTATCTTTCATTAAAGCGTCCATTTTGCTATCATAAAAGAAAGCTGTCTTATCATAGTATACTACTAAAGAGCCATCGTCATTAACTTCTGTATGAGCACCTTTAGGTTTCATAGCCCCTGATTTAAAGCCAACTATATCTCCATTAGAGTTTGTTATTAACCATTCTTTTCTTAAGCCTAACTGAGCTAAGTGTATTAAAAAAGCTTCCTTACTTAAATAAGTAGGAGCATCTACTATAGATTTAGCACTATGCTCATGTTGAGCTAATATTTCAGACCTTTCCATATCAGACCATAAAACATCTTTACCATATATATTTTCTTGACTATCCATCCAAGCTTCCATACGACTTTTACTATTAAAGTAACTATCAGCTCCTTCATCTGCAACAGACATAAATTTCATATTTCTCCACTTTCCATTAGAGTCTTTAAATGAATTAAATGCAGCGTTTACATCTTTAAAATAGTTATGTGTAGAAACATTATTAACGTAGAAGTTGCTCATAAATTCTAATATTTCAGGCGTATATATTTTACCTTTACTAAATTCTGGTAGTTTTAATCTTTTCCATACATCAGCTAATGTAGGAACATCTTTAACATTATCTACCAATATATGTGGAGCATCTATTGCAAGCCTAGCAGTTAATATAGCTGATTCAATATCAGCACTTGTAGATAGTTTATTTATATCAGAGAATTTATTTATAATATCATTAAGTCTATTTGCATTAGTACCTGATAATATGTTAGTTAAAAGTTTTCTAACCTTACCATTAGGCCCATAAGCCTCAATTATAGATTCTTGTGCCGTTTTTTTAGGAACAACTATTTGAGCACTCTCATCTAAAGGTATGTAAACATAGTTTTCAGCTTTAATATTAGCATCAATACTATTACCTACAGTACCCTTTTTAATGTCAATTCTTGCTTGAGGGTTATCAATGTATGTAGGCCTATCAATTGATGCTTTAAATACAGCTAACTCGCCTTCAGACAATGTGCTTGTGTTTCTTAATTGATTTGTATTGTTAGGGTCTGGTAATTGAAACGCTTGGTCTAACATATAAAATGTATCACCCATGTTCAAGACATCCATAACAGCTAAAACACCCGATTTCTTTTGGTTAACTAAATAAGTTTTACTTAGTACAAACTTCCCTTCTCCAGGGCCAGTAGCAACAAACTTAACTTTATTAATTTCTTTAGTGTTAAAAGCTGTAACTACAGTTTGTAAAACATCAATATCTAAATCAGCTTCACTTCTTCTTTTATCTGTAGGAAGTTTGCTTTGTTGTTTCATTGCTTGTGATTTTACATCATTAAATGCATCTGTAATGTATTGAGTGTTCTTATTACCTAAATAATTATTCCTATGAGGTTCTATTATAGTTTTTAAAGATGTAGCACTTAAACCATATCTTCCTTCGAATTGTGAAGGTGTGATACTTACTATCATTTCATCATGTTTGTAATCAGGTAAATTAAACTTTTGACTTTTTAACTGATCTCTAACATAGTTTGAATAGTTTTGCATATCAATAGTGCCGTAATTCTTATTTAAAAAGTTCTTAGCATCTGCTATTTGAGTTGTCAGCATTTGAACCCATTCTGAATCTATACCGCCATCTTTCATTGGGTCAAACTTATTAAAAGCATCTAACTGAGTAAAGAATTTATCAAACTCCATTTTATTCTTTGTTAAATTCGCTAACATAGCATAGTCATGATTTTGCATAGCAAATTGCATAAGTTTAACTAAGTTCTTAGTTCTTCCATACAATTCTTGCATGTTTTCAAATATCTTACTTTCGTCTCCCTGAACAATAGCTTTTATTTTAACAAGTTCAGTTAAATTTTCTCTAACCTTATTTTGCATAGCTTCTAAAGGTGAAGTCTTATGTATTAAATCACTCATAGCTCCTTGATCAGAAAGGCTCTTAGCTTGCTTTATTAAATCAACAATAGCGTCTGGACCCATACCAGATAAGATTAAATCTATATCTCTGCTTTGTTTTGTAAAGCCGACTAGTCTACCAGAGTTTTCTAAAGTACTTTGAAGTTCTTTATAAAAAGGCATCAAGCCTTCATCATCAATCATTTTAGCTTTATCTGGAGATAAACTTTTAATCTTAGCAATTAATAAATCAGCATCTGGGAATAAGATTCCATCCTGTGTTCTTATTGCAAACTTTCCTAAGTTGTTATTAAAACTAGAGTCACCATTCAATACACGTGTTCCATTTAATAAATGATGCACAGCCATACCTACAGAATGAGGTGAGCTAGAATTGTTAATTCTTAAAAGATTTATAAAATGATTATAAGCTTCACCTTCAATAGCTTTAAAAGATTCTTTATTAGTAATCGCATCACCTACAACATCAAATATAGCATCTTTTAATCCTGCTAATTGACTTGCAGTTACAGAAACTTTTTCATTTGAACCTTGAGGATTTAATAGCTTATTTAAAGAGTTTACTTTAGCAAAAAAGTCTGTTATTCCATCAATCTCTTTAGGGTCTACATTAGACAAATCTAATTGAGGATTTTTATCCATACCTATTTGTTGCATTAAGTTAACAATACGTTCTCTTTTTCCTTCAGGAAGAGTGTTGTATAGTTCTTGCTTTGTATAGTTACCTCTAGTTAATAAAGATAAAGAGTTTCTAGTTTGCTCCATTTGTTTTATTTGTATAGAAGCTTCTCTCATACCTTCATTAATTAATACTAACTCAGATGCATCTTTGCCTCCAATAGGAAAAGCTCCTGCTTTAACGTCTTCAGCTCCATATATATGCACTAACATAGCTTCTTTTGATTTACTAAAAGAATCTACAAAGTTTTTCATAGTTTCTGGATTAGAAGTTAGATTTCTTGATCCTTGTACATTAATCCAACCATCTTTAACACCTTGGTCTATAACTGTTTTTAAATTATACTTTGCATTTATAAGCTCTGTATTTCTAACATAATTACTTTCTCTGTTACTTGAACCGAATACCTCTAAGTCTATTTCAGGAATTACAACAGTACCATCATTACGAGGTTCTACATCTATACCTGCAGCTCTTAGTGTATTTACAACAAACTCTTTTCTAATGTTTATATAAGGCTTATTAGCACTAATATAAGCTTGAGTTGTAGCATTGCTTATAGTAAGGTCTAAGTTTTTAGAGTTAGCCACTTCAGGTAGCGAATTTACATTCTCTACTAAATCTAGCATTTCTTTACCATTAACAGTTCTGAACATTTTATTAATGTCAGGAGCACTTGAATCATATGCATTCATTACTTTTTTAAAGTTATTATACTTTTCTACTGCAATCTTAAACTCTGGAGTACCAGGCTGTATTCCTAAATCGTTTTGTATATACTCAAAGTAAGCTGTACCTGCTTCTTTTCTATCAGCTGGAGCATTAGGGTCTACTCTGTCTACATAAAAATCATGAAATACTAAATCATCTATATCTTTAAAGAAAGGTTGGTTTTTAACATGTTGAGATGTTGCGGCATACATAGCATTAGGAGAAGCTAAAGACATATCTGCTGTAGACATACCCATTAACTCTAAACCTAATCTCATTTTATTTATATCATTAATATTGTTGCCGTAATATTGTCTTAAATCTCCAGATTCAAAGTATTTATTTTTACCACCAGCATTAAAACTTCTACCACTTCTAGAAAAAGCCATACCCATTACTATGTTTTGAGCTATTTCTTGTCCGTCTTGACCAAAAGCTCTGTAAAACTCTCGAGGGCTATCTTGCATTTGTCTAAACAAACCAGGAGCATTCATTGCTACTGCACCTGCAATCATTCTAGGTACAGAAGATTGAAAACCTTTACCTGTCGCTACACCTGCAATATCAGATATAACATTCATGTCTGAAGCAAATTCTTTTAATAACCATTTAGGATATTCTTTAGTAAAGCTACGTCTGGTTTCTTTTAATATTTGTTTAGCAACATCATCACTTAAACTTGCTATTTCTTTAACACCTAAACTAGGGATTTTATTACGCAACAAACCATCTGCAGCTTCATCTATCATAGCTAAAGTAGTTCTTGCTTGATCGCCTGTCATTCTACCTATAGGCTTCCATGCTTTTGTAATAGAACCTAATCCTTGCTTAATAGACTTATAAAGCCCTTGGTCATTGTATGTAGTACCACCTTTAATAAATCTTGCAGGACCCATTAATCCCATAAAAGCAGAAGACATAGTTACATCTGCTAATACTCGCCCAAAATTACCATCTGTAGGCACTGTTTGTGCTGCTTTAGACCTAGGGTCTACTTGACCAGCTATGTCTGAAAAACTCTTATCTGATAGCACAGATGCAATTCCTACAGCACTATTATGAAGAACAGCTTCAGCAGTAAACATAGTCATACCTATTGTAAAATCAGATACATAAGCACCCATTGCTTGTTTAGCATAAGTGTTATTTGCAATGCCTCTTAACCCAGGAGTCTTAGTAACCATCCATTCAAAGAAGGTATTAAAACTTGAAGCTGATTGATGACTAGCCTCATTGACTAATATGTCTGCTAAGTTTTTAGCATCTTTACGACTTATTTTAGGTATAGTACCCATAATAGAGCCTGTCATTTCTTCAACGCCCTCAGTTAAAGCTTTTTGCGAACCTTTTAATATTTTTTTATATGGAGCACTATGAACTAATTCCCAGGCATCATTAAATAAATTAGAATATCCTTTAGTAAAAGCATCTGTAGTCTCATCCATTACTTGACTTGCACGAGCTCCACCTACTCTATTTATAGCTCCTACTAATTTATCAGAACCTTCTTTAGCTAAATACTTTCCAGTAAAAGCTTTTTGTGAAGTTTTAGTAAGACTTGTTAAGAAGTTTGTTTTACTAGCTCCATATGTAATAGCTTTACCTGCTCCCATACTTAACCATTTGTAAGGGATTATCATACCTATACCTTCTCCAAGACCTCTTCCCCATTTACCTGCTCCACCTTCTTCTTCCCAAGGATCATAAGCACCAAAAGAAGTTATTTCTCTAATCCAGCTAGTATCAGTAACATTCGTAGCCATTAATATGTCATCTATAAGTCCAGGTATACCTAAACCTGCAGAGTTAATAAGACCTCCTACTAAGTTTCCTGTAAAATCTCCAACTCCAGAAGCAAAACTCATAAAAGCACCTTGTTCTTCTTCTGTGCTTTCTAAACCTGCAAATGGAGAATTAGAATTATTGTTAGAGCTTCCAAAAGCACTTGTATTATAGTCATAAGTTTCGTTAAAAAACTTACTTCTTTTCTTAAGCTCTTGTTTACTATTTTCATATTCATCAGTTTGAGTAAATATGTTTTTAGTAGCACCTGATGTAGATGGAGGTGTTAATAAATCTGATAATTTTGCCATTTATTTCCTTTATTTATTGTTCAGGTCTTCTATCAGGAACACCTCTATCGCTTCCAGGATATTTTGTGGAAGAGCCTCTTGAACCTGGTTCTAACCATGCTCCGCCTGCACCACGATATTTAACTTTATCTGGAAGAGCGGCTGCTAAAGCATTTGAACCTAACCATGTTTCATTTAAATTTTGCAAACATAATCCTGTAGTTTCGTCATAAATTAAACCTTCTCCACAAGAAATAGATGCGCTTAATGCTGAAGTACTTGTTTCATTATTAATATCAAAAACAGAAGATTGTCCTATAACTTCTTTTAATTCATCGTAACCTTTAGGTCTGCTTATTATAAAATCTTCTAACTTTTTTTCGTAATCTTGCATTTTAAAATATAATTGTATAATATCAGAATCCATCATATCTATATCTTGACCAAACTTATCAGTACCTATGTAGACTTGAAGTTCATCTTGCATTAATTGTAAAAACTGACTTTTTCCTAAATTTGAACCATGTCTACTTTGCATTGATTGTAACCAGTTTTCTCCAGATGGAGTTTGAGAATTTTCTGCGTAATTATTTAATTGAGTTACAGATTCAACAACTGATGTTAAGAAAGAAGAATAAGTCATTTTATCCATAGAAAAAATTCTATCAGCTTCTCTAGTTCCTATCATACTAGCTAGTACACTACTTGAATGAAATTTAGCTTGAGCTTTCCATTCTAAATAGTTAAAAGCTGCCTCTTTATTCCATTTACTTTTATCTAACTTACCATCATTAGTTAATTTAAATGCTTTGTTTGCTTCGTCAAATAATGCATCTACATAATCAGCGTCTTGAGTTTGTTGTTTAATAATACCTATATCTTCAGAATATTTTTCATGAGCTATTATTAAATCTTTATAACCTTCAGCCATTCCTGGTAAGTAAGGTATGGATGCATCATAACTATCTAAAACTTTTGTCATAGTATTAACCATTTGAGCTTGAACAACTTCAGGGTCTAATGCTTGTTGTTTAACTAACATCTCTAATTCAAAATCTACATTATCTA